ATATCTGTAGACAGAAATAGATATAAAGAATCTTTATTACCAGGTACAATGACGTTGATTCTATCAAGCTCAGTAGCAGGTAATCCTCCTTTATATTTAACAGATAACAGTAATGCTGTATCATCAGTAGTTTTTAATGACGCAGGAAGAGTTTTCCAATTAGTTAGTGGATCATCAGGAAATGTTTATACTGGGTTAAATTCATATGGTTATAGTACAAATAATGGTTCATACGGTTGGTTCTTACCTGATATTGGTACATTATTAATTAATCCAAACGCTGTTAGTGAATCTATAAAGTTAGCTCCAAGTAGATCTAATAACTCAGATGGTCTAAATTATCAAAAACTATACGCTGCTATTAATTTAGGAAAAACATTTACAGCAAATAGTCAAGAAACAATTTCATCAGACTATATCTTTATAAGAGCAAGAAACGCAGAATTTAACTATTCAGAAAATCCAAGTTTTATTTCAGGTAGTACAGGTACAGTAATTTATAGTTCATTTATTAATAATCCTCAAACATTCCCTACAACAATTGGATTATATAATGATACAAATGAACTTTTAGCTGTTGCTAAATTATCAAGACCATTGTTAAAAGATTTTACAAAAGAAGCATTAGTACGAGTTAAGTTAGATTTCTAATGAATGGGTGCATACAAACAATTTTTAACTTCTGATATAATTGTAGCTCCTCATGAGGTATATAAGGAATTTACTTTTACAGGCGCAGCTCAATTTACAGGATCTAATGTAAATATAGACAGATATTTAGGTAAAAATATAATTAATTCTTTATTTATTTCTGCTTCTGATCCAAAAACCGGTCAAGTAACTTCTCAATTTCAAAGACTAATATATAATTCTATAAAAGAACTATATTACTCAAATTACCAAACATCAGTTTATGGAGACCCAGTTAGTAGACCAATTTTAGTTCCTGGACGAGATACAGAAGGAGATAGATATGTTGGATCATCAAGTAATCAAGCATATGATAATTATTTACAATCTAATTTAACATACCCTAGATTTTTTCCTACTGGATCAAATGCTCTTATAGGAGTTATATCTATTCCTAATTATTTATTTGGAGATTATATTCAACCAAACTCATTTATACTTCAAACAGAAAGTGGAAGTTATACAGATGATGGTGAAGGAAATATTATTAGTGGATCAGAAATAGTAGGAAATATACTCTATCCTCATGGTATTATAACATTGGTAGGAAATGAAAGAATATATTCCTCAGCAAGTAACGCAGCATCACTACCTGGAGCAGTTTATGCCTCAGCACATTATGCCGCTAATGTTTATGGACCTGGTGTTTCTGCTAACTCAGTTATAAATTATTGGACTAGTAGTTTATTAAATGTTATTACCTCTAGTAATGTTACTTGTTCATTCTCTAGTTCATACACTATATATGAAACACAATATAAATGTACCATTAGAGAAAATGAATTTAACAGTACTTTAAATCCAAGTGCTATATCAGGTAGTTACAATACAGGAAGTAGATCTGGAGTTTTAAATGATAATGTAACTGGTTCATATTTTGATCCATATATTACAACAGTAGGTTTATATGATGAAATGCAAAATTTATTAGCAATAGGTAAATTAGCTCAACCGCTTCCTTCATCACCTACCACAGATACAACAATTATAATAAATCTAGATAGATAAAATATGAATAAATGGTTTTCACAAATAAATGATGAGGTTATTAAAGAATATAATTCAATAGAAGATTTTCCTGAAGATACTTATGGATTTGTATATATTATAACTCATACACCTACAAATAAAGCATATGTAGGTAAAAAAGCTTTACAACATAATCTTACTAAAAAACTTACTAAAAAAGAGCTAGCCGAACAATCAGGGCCAGGTCGTAAGTCTACTTCTAAAAAAGTACAAAAAGAATCAGATTGGAAAACATATCATGGTTCTGCTAAACCTATTATCGAAATGATAAAGGCAGGTAAAGAAGATGAGTTTACTCGTGAGATACTAATACTCGTTCCTAACAAAAAACTTTTAACATATTATGAGTGTAAAATACTATTTACATTAGGAGTACTAGAAAATCCAGACTACTACTTTAACGATAATATATTAGGTAAATTCTTTACTAAAGACTTTTTGTCTTAAGTTTGGCTTATAAGATATAATTTCATATATTAGTACTTATGACTAATAATGCTCTAGTATTCTTAATTGATTCTGTCTTAGGTAAAGGTAAATCTACATCTAAAGGTAATAGAGCATATCATTGCCCCGAATGTAAACACCATAAGTTAAAACTAGAAATTAACTTAAATGAAACATCACCCCATTTTCAATTTTATCAGTGTTGGGTGTGTGGATTTAAAGGTAAAAAACTAACTACTTTATTTAAAAAACTAGAAGTAGATACTAGTAAAATTAGTCAGTTAAGACTGTTAGTAAAAACCGACGGTAAACAAGTTGAAGTAATTGATGATAAGAGAGCAGAATTACCTAAAGAGTTTATTTCACTTGTTAACCCACAATTAAATAGTTTAACCGCTAAAAAAGCTATATCATACATTAAAAATAGAGGTCTTACTAAAGAAGACATTATTAAGTATAATATAGGTTATTGTGAGTTTGGTATATTTTCTAATATGATTATTATTCCATCGTACGACGTGAATGGAAATCTTAATTATTTTACCGCAAGAAACTTTGATAAAAACTTACCTATTAAATATAAGAATCCTGATGTTACTAGAGATATCATTGGTTTAGAGCATTTTATTAATTGGAATGTACCTATTATTTTATGTGAAGGTATGTTTGATGCTATTGCTATTAAACGTAACGCGATACCTTTATTAGGTAAAACAATACAGAAGAGTTTAATGAAACGTATTATCAACTCAACAGTTGAAAAAATTTATATTGCCCTTGACAAAGATGCTATTAAACAAGCATTAAATTTTTGTGAAATATTAATAAACGAAGGTAAAGAAGTTTATTTAGTGGATCTTGAGGACAAAGATCCAAGCGAGATGGGTTTTATAAAATTTACAAATTTAATTCAAAATACTTTACCATTAACCTTCTCGAATTTACTCGAGAAAAAACTACAAACAATATGATTGAAAAAAACGTAAATATCAATAAAAAAAGTGTTAAAAGATTAGTAGAAATAGATTCTAAATCTAAACGAGTTAATATATTAGATAACAGGTATTATAGTAGAAATAATAAACTATATCCATCTGTTACAAGTATATTACAATTTATGCCTAAAAATAAATTTTTTGAAAATTGGCTTAAAGATGTAGGACATAATGCTGATTTTATAGCTAAAAAAGCCGCTGAAGAAGGTACACAGGTTCATGAAGCTGCTGAAAGATATCTTAAAGGCGAAAAAATACAATGGATAGATGAAAATGGAATATCTAAATACTCTTTAGAAGTATGGAAAATGATACTCAAATTTCATGATTTTTGGTCTACATATAAACCAACTTTAATTGAGAGCGAAATCCATTTATTTTCAGATATATACACATATGCAGGTACTTGTGATTTAGTAATAGAATTAGGTGGTAAAAAATGGCTACTAGATATTAAAACCTCAAATTCTTTACATACTAGTCACGACTTACAACTTTCAGCATATGCTCAAGCATGGAATGAGTTATATGAGGAAAAAATTGACAATGTAGGTGTATTGTGGTTAAAGTCATCAAAACGTGGTGAAGATAAAAAAGGCGATAAAATTCAAGGTAAAGGTTGGGAATTATATAAACCTGAAAAATCTATTGAAGAAAATTTAAAATTATTCGGATATATACATGAATTATATAAGTTAGAACATCCTGAACCTAAGGCATCAGATGAACAACTTCCAACAGAAATTCAAATTGTTTCAAGCATTTAACATATTTATACAGGACTTGACTTAATCAAGTTTTATATGTACTTATAGTTAAATTGTAAATTAAATGCTTTCATTAGTTAAAGAACTTATACAACCTTTATTACAAGAAGGATGTGGTTGTCAACATCCACAACCACCAACAGATCTTAAACAAGCTATAGTACTATTAACTAAACATATGCTTGATCGGGGTTTAAATATCAAACCTTTACCTAAATTAAGAATAGTAAACAGTGATGTTGAAAACGCTGAGAACATTTTAGGTAAAACAGCATATTATAATCCAAGCGATTGTTCAATCACTTTATATACATTAAATCGCCATCCAAAAGATGTGTTACGTTCATATTCACACGAAATGATTCATCGTATTCAAGACAACGAAGGAAGACTAAATAATGTTAACACTACTAATACTAATGAGGATTCTAACTTACAAGAGTTGGAAAAAGAAGCGTACCTTAACGGAAACATAATTTTTAGAAATTGGGAAGACTCAATTAAAAATAAATAACTATGAAATTTAAATATAGATTAATAGAAAATGACGGTGAAGAAAGCGGATTAAAAAGTTTTAGAGGTAAAAACGCATTGTTTTTAACTGGTGAAAAAGGATTAACTGCTGATGAACTTAAAAAAATTATAAACGATCCTAAAAATTTAGAAGGTACTTTTGCCAAATACAGTGGTGGATTAAAAGAACTTAAATTAAACGTGTTTGGTGATAGACCAAACATTAGAGCTACTTTAAAAGCAAATATTGAAATATATAACAATAATGGTAAATCTTTTTACACTGAAATAGAAACTACAACAGGTAAAAAATTTGATAAAAAAGGAGCTATTATTAAAAAAGAAAAAGTAAAAGGAGAAGAAATAGAAAAAACACTATTTGTTTTTCCACAAAAGAATATACACAACGAAGAAATAGTTGAGGAATATTATAAAATAACAAACAATGAAGACGAGAAATTTAAAAAATCTAGTCTTAAACCTACCACAGTAGACGATCATACGCTTAAGTTTCATGTAGGAGATGAAGCTTTTCTTAAAAAAATATTAACAAAATCTGGTTTACCTAAAGAAAAATATACTTTAAAAATAGAAAAAGACGATTTAGAAGAAAATTTAAAAAAATTAGTAAAAGAAGAAATTAAAAAATTAGTAAAAAGAAATTTATCTACAGCTGAAAAATTAATCAAACAAGCTGAAAAAGAAGGTCATATAAAAGGAGATTATTCTCAAATGGTTTTAGATACTGCTAAAAAAATAGCTAAAAAATGGGATGAATTAAACCCTGAAGAACAAAAAGTAATGAGAGATACTTATTATCAATCATTTTTAAAGAAAATTAAAAAATAATTTATGTCTGAAAACGTTTTAAAAAAAGATTTCAAATCAGCTGACGTTCAACGTCTTCGTAACCTAATGACAGGTAAACAAGGTGAAAGAATTGCTGCTGGTGTAGGTTATAGTAAAAAACAAGAATTCCATGAGGAAGGTGATGTGTGGGAAGAAGATGGAAGACAGTGGACCATTAAAAATGGTATTAAGCAAAATATTACTAAATTAGATAAAGCAAAGAAGGAAGTTACCCTTCCCTTATTTTGTCCTTGCTGCTCAAATTTAATGAAACATAAACATGATAAACTATTTTATATTCAATATAAAAGATGTTTTGATTGTCAAATTGAATTCGAAACAGATATTCGTAAAATGGGTTTATGGGATGAATATGAGAAAAATATAATTAACTCAGATTTAGATCATCTAATTACAGATTATAGTGTATGGATTGATGAAGTAATAAATGGTTCAAATGAATCATATATTACTGAAGCTGGTGATGTAGAAAAATGGGTTGGTTCTTCAAAGAAAAAGTTGTTGGAAAATAAAGAAGAAACAATTAAATATTTACAAAGTCTTAAAAAATAATATGAATACGTTACCATTACCAATAATAGCAGCTATAACCGCAGCTTTAATAACATCGATAATTGGACCAACTATTTTTGAGTGGATAAAACTTAAATTTTTTCGTAAAAAATCTAATGAAGATTTGTTAGGTGAGTCAATTAAAAAAGATGAAAAAATTGATCAACAAATTGAACAACTTATGGAAGAATTAGGTTGTGATAGAATATGTATCTCACAATTCCATAATGGAGGTAATTTTTACCCAACAGGTAAATCAATTAAAAAGTTTAGTATATTCTATGAACGTTTAACAGATAAAGCACCATCAGTTAAGGAAACATTCCAAAATATACCAGTATCTTTATTTCCAAAAATATTTTCATTGTTATATAAAAATAGTGAAATAGATATACATGATACATCAAATAATACTATCGACTGTGGTTTATTTCCAATAAAAGGTAAAGAATATAAAACTAAATCATTTTACTTACTGTCCATTGATGACTTAAATGGTAACTTTATTGGTGTACTAGCTATATCATACTATAATAAAAAACATAGTTTTAAATTAGATGAATGGATATTAATTAGACAAAAAATAGGTGCGATTGGTAGTATCTTAACAGATTACTTAAAAAATAAACCTTAATTGGAATTTCCAATATTTATAACAAAATATACTTAGATGAGCAAACAACTTTTACATATGCAAAAACTCGCAGGTTTGATTACCGAAAGCGAGTATAACAAGTTAGTTACTGAAAATTCACTTAAAGATAAAATTAAAGAATTAGTACATTCATCATTAGGTGAAGCTAAGAAAAAGAAAAAAGATAAACCTGAAGACGTAGCACCACAAGACGACTCAGTAGAATTAGATATGGGTGCTGATACAGTAGAACCATCAATGGACACTGAAATGCCTAGCGATACTATGGCTCCTGAAGTATCTAACGAAATTGACATTGATCCTAAAGTTAAAGCAATTCAGGATTCTTTAAGTAAAGCATTAGCAAATGCCAAAGCATTAGGTGATGAAAAATTAGTAAACCAAATTGGTAATACTATCACCATGTTAGTTAGAACACAAGTAGTAGGTCAACAAACCGCCGCTGAGTAATGAAACCAACACCACGTATACTAGCATTACAAAAACAATTTTTTGACCAATATAAGAAAAATAAAAATTCTTGGGTTAAAAAATATGGTGCTGATGCTGAAAAAGTGATGACTGGTGCCGCATTTAAAAGAGCCGAATCTGCAGCTATGAAAGAAAATAAACAACGAATTAGAGAAATGGTTAGAAAGGCTTTAATGGGACCTAATAATCCAACCGATACCACTACATTAGATATTCCTTTATTAATTCGTATTATGGAGTACGCTAAAGAAGATGCTCAAAGTGATATGGATCTACATAAAGTAGCAGAAAATATTATTGAGTTATCTAAAGGAGGTAAAACTCTTACTATGAGTGATTATAACAGTATAGTATCTATATCAAATGACTAAAAACGAATTTAAAGATAAAATTAAAGCTTTAGTAAAACAAGTTTACTCAAAGACTACTAAATCAACAGAAATTGATATAGATAGTCCTTCTGTTGTCTCATTAGATAATGAACGATTCCCAGTACTAGCTAAATTTCCTACTCTTAAAGAAACTATTATTAAACTATTAACAGATCAATATGATTTGTTTTTAAAAGATATTGAGTGGGTAGCACCACGTCCTACTACATTTCGAATTGTATTAGGAAACGATCAAACATTTTATCTTATATATACTGACAGATCTTGGATTGCTAAAGTAGAAGGTAAAAAATATTATTTATTAAATTTAAGTGAAGAGCAAAATTGTATTGAAGCAATTGCTCGTGTATTATCATATGGTGCTAAACCAACACCTGAAAAAGGAACCGCGCCTGAAGCCTCAGCTCCTGAGTCCCCTGCTCCTGAAACAGCACCTGAAGCACCTGCTGAAGAAGTTCCAGCAGAAGAAACACCAACAACATAATGGATTCATTAGACTTATTTTTTAAAAAATATTCATATAAATTCCCAAAAGGATATCCTGACTTAACTAATGAGCAGGATATTAATCTTTTAGCTGATATATTAGAAAATATAGGAATAAATTTAAACGAAGTAAAAATGTTACAAGCTACAGAATTAAAAAAAAGAGAAAATCTAGAAACTTTTTTAGATAAATTCTATAATAAAAAACCATTTGAAGCGATAGATGGAAATGTGGTTCTAAATCAAATAAAGATAGGATCAAATATATATACTTCTGAAGACAAAGAGAAAAGAGATGAAATATACAACCAAATTATATCATTATCTAAATCCACCATATATGTTGAAGGAGAATATGAGAACGGTACTGAATTTAAAGAAACCTCAGGTAAATTAATTAAAACTGAAGAATTTGGAGGACAGAGTAAAGACTTTGTCAGTAAAGAAACACAAGCATTAAATAAAGGTATAGAAAATTTTCCAAAAGATGATATAATTAATATACAAGTAGGAAAAAATATATCAAAAGATTGTAAAGGTTTATTCCAACAGCCTCAATCTGGTAAACCTAAAGCAGATTTTTATATAGATGGTGAACCAAATATATATATCTCACATAAAGACGGCGACTCAGCTAAAGATTTTTATAGATGGGGAGGAATTTCTGCTTATAAAGAATATGAAGAAGTAAAAGCTTTTATTGAATATATTAAAGATAATATTGAAAATAATAAATTTAAATCTGGTCAAACTTTTTTTAAAGAAATAACTGATAAAAATTTAAAAAATAAAATAGTTTACGGTAAAGAATTTGGTAATACTAATTTTAATGAAAATAATGTTACTTGTGTTATTCAAGGTGATTTAAAATTCGAGAACTTAGAAAATGAATCATATAATCTATCAGGTAATAAAATGTGGTTAAATGGTGAGATTCCTAGTGAAGAATATGAACCTGTACTTTTCGCCACATACAGAAGTAATAGAAATGATTTTGGAATAAAAGATAGTGAAATACTTAGTGTTCCAAAAGCAAGAGTATCCTCTCCCAAAATATAATGTATTTATCATCATGAATAGAATCCAGCAACTTATACGTGAAATACTATCTACACCTCCATCAGAGGATAAATGTAACTGTGGATGTCATTCATGTGAAAATGTAGGTAATAAAGGACCTGTACTTAATGAAAATTTAGACGTCAAAATTACATTATCGGAAAACATGAAATATCATGTTGATAATAAATTACCCTTAACAGAAAACACATTCCGTTATGGTTCTGAAGCGTTTTTAGATTTATGGGCTGAAGCACGTTACTTATATTCTCGCAACGCTATTCATTTAAATGAAATAGATAAAGAAATCATAACAGAAACTAATTTAGGTGAATATGGAATGTATGAAGGTAAAAAAGTGCCTTTAGATTTACCTATGATGGAAGAAGATTCTGAATTAGGTAGTAGAGAAGATGTTGAATTCACTACTAGCGTTTTAACTCAACCATATGCTGAATTGTTAAGACAAGCATATAAAGAATACGGTGGCACAGATTTTTACTTTGAATTAGAACAAGCACTTTGGGACAAACATCTTAATGAAATTCCAGGCATATTACAAAAATATGAAATGGATGGTCACTTTGGTCATTTGCTTGGTTTAAATGAAAAAATAGCTAAAAAGAAAAAACAACCCCCACTCAACAAACCCCATAGAGGTGGCTCTAAAAAGTTCTATGTGTATGTTCGCAAGCCCGGGGGCGGCATTAAAAAAGTATCATTCGGCCAGGCAGGAATGTCTGCTAAAATAAACAATCCTAAAGCACGCAAAGCATTTGCCGCTCGTCACAAATGTGCTCAAAAAACAGATAAAACAAAAGCTTCATACTGGAGCTGTCGTTTACCTAGATATGCTAGCTTATTAGGACTCAAATCATCATTCAGTGGTTACTGGTAAAAAATTAATCAAATGTTAAAATCAACATTTAAAAATTTTATTAAAGAAGAAATACGTAATATATTACGTGAGGATTATGCTTCTAAACTTTATAAACTTGAAGGTTTACTAGTAACTGATACTAATAAAAAAACTCAAACCCAAATACTATCAGATATTCGTTCTGTTCCTGGTGTTACTACAATCGATATTGAAGAATATATACCTAATATTTCAAAACCTGGATACATGTATGATAGAGCTATAATTAAAGTAGATCCATATCCTTATACTAAAAATGGTAAATCATTTACTATTGAAAATTTGCAAAACATTATAGACAATATAAACAGCATCAAAGGTGTAATTAAATTTAAGGTAGAAAATCCTCAACTATTAAATATAGGTATATAATGCAACTATCAGAACATTTAGACCTTTCAGAAGTTACAAAATCAGATACCGCTAAAAGATTAGGTATCGATAACAATCCAACTCCAGAACATTTAGCTAATTTAAAATTATTAGCAGAAAACGTTTTTGAACCAATTCGTAAACATTTTGGTAAACCAATATTTTTATCATCAGGTTATCGTTCAAAAGCATTAAATGTTGCTGTTCCTGGTTCATCACTCACATCACAACATTGTTCAGGTGAAGCATTAGATCTTGATCAGGACGATAAACAAACTGGTGTAACTAACGTTATGGTATTTAGTTATATTAAAGATCATATAAATTTTGATCAATTAATTTGGGAATTTGGTACAGACAAAAATCCAGATTGGGTACATGTTTCTTGGTCTCATACTGGAAAACAAAGAAAACAAATTTTAAAAGCTACAAGAGTAAACGGTAAACCAGTTTATTCACCCTGGAAATGATTAAGTTAATAGACATATTAAATGAAGTTAAAGGTAGAAAAATACTTCATATATATGACTTTGATGATACCTTAGTCAAAACAAATACCTCAGTTGGTATTATAGATGCTGAAGGAAATAAACAAGTTCTTTCAAGTCATGAATTTGCATTATATAAACTCAAACCAGGAGAAAAATATGATTTTTCTGAGTTTGATGCTATGATTAAAGGTTCACAACCTATTCTAAAAAATATTAAAGCTATTTCTCAATCTTTAAATGATCCTAGTATTAAAACAACCGTTTTAACTGCTCGTAGATTAGCTTTTCCTGTTATGAAGCATTTACGAGACAAATATGGAGTAAATGTTTATGTAGTAGGAGTAGCAGGATCAAATCCAGAATTAAAAGCAGATTGGATAGAGAATCAAGTTCAAAAAGGATATAAAACTATTAAATTTGTAGATGATTCACAAAAGAATTTAGACGCAGTAGAAAGAAGACTAGAAAAATATCCTGATATAGATTTAATCTTAATTAATCCTCTTAAATGATTAAATTAATCGACACATTAAAGCAACTTCTAAAAGAGGATCGCTGTAAACGTATTGCTGATCGCAAATACGATAAGCCATCTGCTTACAAATCAGGTGCTATTGTACGTTGTCGTAAAGGTAATATCTGGAAAGGATTAAAAGAGGAAGAATTAAAAGAAATCATCAAAGAAATCATTCAAGAAGATGAATCACTTCGTAAATGGTTCAAACGTCAAGGCGCCCCAGGCAAAGAAGGTGGATGGGTAGATTGCAATACCTGCCGAGACGGTAAATATAAATCGTGTGGTAGAAAAAAAGGTGAAAAACGCGCTAAATATCCATCATGTCGTCCTACACCTGCTCAATGTAAATCACCTGGTAAAGGTAAAAAATGGGGTAAAACAAAATGAAAAAAGAATTTAATATAACTGAGTGGATACTCGAACAAAAAAATAAAGAGGAATCACCTCAACTTGATTTTCCAGCTGGCTTCAAACCAGCTAAATCTGTCCCTCAAGGTGGTGCTATGTGTGCTAACTGTGCTAAATGGGATAAGAAAAAACAACTATGTGAAGGCCAGTATTATATTAAATGGAATGGGGATGGAAAAATTCCCGCAGAACCTGTAGAATATGTTTGTATTTGGTGGGTTAATAAAAGAAAATAACTATATTTATAACAAATACCTAACTTGTGAAGAATATACATTCATTTATAGTCCATGTTGTGAACAATTTATTTCCTCTTAACGAATATTCGTCTGGAGAAATAAAAAAATTAATGGACAAATTTAAGGAAGAAGCGGATGACTTAAACATTGACATAGACGATGCTAAATTAGAATCATACATCCAACGTTTTGATCAGTTAAAGAATTCACCTAAAATACAAGAAAAAGACTTACGTAAATACTCATTATCTAAACTTATTAAATTAGTTACTTCTTCTGAAGGAGCAAGCGCAGATGATAGAGAAGATACAACACCAGATGTAGTATATGATGATAACAATATCACTATATGGAATGGTAGTAAAGAAGATAATTGTGTACATTATGGTAGAGGTGAACGTTGGTGTATAACTAGAGGTTCATTTAGTAATTATAGATATAGTCAAGATAGATCATATCCTACTTTCTATTTAGCTAAAAATGGTGCTTTATCAGATAGTGATAAATTAAGTTTTGTTGCTATTCAAGTTAGAGATACTCCGAATGATGATAAAAAATATGTCTATACTAATAGACGAAATATTCCTCATGAATCTAAACCAATGAGTTTTAGCTCTTTAATGAGTGAAGTACCTTGGTTAAGAGAAGTACCTAATATTAAAAATGTACTTAAATATATTCCTTTATCATCATCTGAAAAAGTTACCCAAGTATATGGTAAATCAGGAGGCGAATTATCTATTCGTAGATGGGTGGATTTACCTTTCCCAACTAAAAAACAATATTTAGTAGCTAGAAAAAATAAAGAAAGTTTATTTTCAGATATTAGTAATGATGAATTTGTATCTCAATATTTACCTCAATATCCTCAGTTAGCTACATTTATTGCTGTTACTCCAGAAGTATTAAATACAACTCTTTTATTAAAACATTTAGATAAATTCTCAAATCAAGATAGAAAATCTATTACTGCTAATTTACGTGATAGTGTTGAAATAAAAGAATTATCTAGAGAAAATCTTCCATTTGCTGTTAAAAAATTATTAGTAGCTTTAAATAAATGGGATATAAAATCTAATGAAAGATTATATATTACTAAAGATGGTAACACTATAGTTAAATTAACATTTGGAGATGATATTAAAGTAGGTGTATATACCGCTGAAGACGATTATCCAGATATTAAATTAAACGCTCGTACATCTAAATATTTAACTGAATATCCTGATCTTGATAAAATACCATTTAATAATCTCTTAAAACTAGCATCTGATGAAGTTGTTAGTAAAGAATTTATTAATACAGTATTAACTAAAGCACAAGAAGATCCTAACTCAGCTATTATAGTTAAGGATACCGACACAGGTAAATTAATATTAGATTCAAATTCATTTACTTCATATAAATTAGAAGGCAATAAAATATCACCTATTCCTTTTAAAAGTGAAGAAGTACAAAATGCTTTAACTGGTGAAGAAGAAAACAGTGGTTTTCAAGAAAGTGCTGTTAATTTAATATTTTCAGACGAAAGTAGTCTTCCTTCACAAATTGATAAAGATGCTTTTTATAGAATATTAAACAATACACCATTTGCTAATAGAACTAGAAACGGAGAAGTAATATTAACTGATCCAGAAGAAAATAAAATATTCACTATATCTATAAATCCAACTACTAATTTACAAAATGATTTACGTTTAATGTATGGAGGACCAGATACTAATGATTGGAGAGAACGTACTGATAGTTATAGTAGAAATTTAAGTACTACTGATTGGAGAATATATTTTGATTATTTAAGAAGTCAAAATAGATCTTACACTAGTGAACAATTAATAGACTTAATAGATAACAATACCTACAGAGAACAGTCAAAAAGAGATATCATAGATGCTAATCCACCTATGGCAGATAACAGTAGAATTAGACCTGCTGTAATTGATGGAAAATATGTTCTTATTAATACTCAAGATCCAAGAGATAGTCAAACATTAGGTAGAAGAGGTCGTTTAATTAGAGCGAGTATTCCTCCTAACATAGCCGCTAGAGCTTTAGGTGGACAAGCAGTAGCGGAACCTGCAGCGGCACCTGCAGCAGGAGGAGGAAGAAGAGGTAGACCTGCCGGAGCAAGAGCAGCAGCACCCGCAGCACCAGCTGCCGCAGGAGAAGCAAATGCTAATGTAGCAACAGCTATTGAAAATGCTGGATTAACACAAGGATTTAATGCTTTACCTACTAGTATAAGAACAAGAATATCAGCAGGAAATGTAGTTCCATATACTAGAAGAAATGCTTCTTTAGATGCTATTGGTAGAGTAACAGGTGTGATAGCTGCTGGTCAAAGTAGATTTTACATAATGCGAATGCCTAGTGGACGAGTAATTGGGTTTGCTACTATGCAACCTGACGCTAAACACTTTATAGTTACAAGTACAACTGCTTATAGAGTACCTAGAGTAAGTCAATTAGCAGCATCATTACAAGCAAATAATATATCAGAAAATCTAAAAACATTAATAAGACTTCACTCAATTGCTATGCCTGAAGAGGCTCAACAAATGAAAGAAGTTTTAATAAACCTAAAAAATAAGAAAAAATGAAAGTAAGCGACTTAAGACGTATAATTCAAGAAGAATTAGCTTCAGTATTAGCAGAAAACGCTCCTGCTAAAGAAAAAGAAACCATTGAAGCGCCTCCTACTACTAAACCTGGTACTACTCCAAAACGTAGAGGGTTTGATAAACCAGCCCCTGGTGTTCAACCAAAACCAAAAGCATTAAAAGAAACTGAAAAAGAATTAGTTAATAAGATAACTCAACGCTTTTTAAAACTTAAAAAATAATGGGACGTTTACTAGAAGTCGAATACGAAAAGATATTTAAACCTGAAACAATGGCTGCCTTAAAAGGTAAGTCAGGTCAGTCTTTAAAACAAATGCTTGGTAATAAGTCATTAATGCAAACATTAATGAGTTCACGAGAAATATTAAAAGAAATTATGGCGGCTGAAGCTCCATATCGTGATGTCTTAGCTCAAATAGCTGTTGATATGGTTACTCAAGCATATCCTATTATTGATTATGCTAACATCAAAATTGATGCTAAGATAGGAGATGATATGAATCTAGGATCAGGAGCAACGGATGAAACACCAACAGAAGATATTACCGCTCCTGAAGCATTAAAAGCAAAACGTCGTATTATAAACGGTATTACTCAAGGTGCCTCAATTAGAGGTTCATTTGCTTTTTACTTATTTAGAGAATATTTAGATTTATTAGATAACTCATTAGTAGATAAGTACGGAGAAATTCTAAAACAAGTATTTGGAATTTATGATGATGAAAACGCTATTGCAATGATGTTAGCCGCTCTAGAACAAGGTCAAAAAATGGCAGGCGGTGACAGTGAAATGGTATATGATGAGGAAGAAGAGCGTTTTGTTATTAAAGCTAGAGCACTTTGTTTTCCAATGTTAGTTCATGAAATTGTAAAAGGTTTATATGAAATTGTTGGTACACAAGGATTTGGACAAGACAAAGAACAAAATAAAGCAATCATAGGAGCAGTAGACAAAGTATCTAATGAACCTCGTGATTTCCAGTATGGTAAATTTATTTATGATAAGTTAAATGATTTATATTTTGAAAGTAATATAGATGATGATCGTGTAAGAGAATTATTCTTTGCTGAAGTATATAAATTAGATGAAAATGAGTTTATTTCATTTATCGAGAATGCATTAAACGATAAATTAACATCTGCTCAAAAGAATTGGGCTATGGGTGAAATGAAGCAAATCGCTAAAGATCTTACTAAAGACGATACTGGTTTAGAAGATTTAGATGAAAATAAAAAACCATATAAAGATATAGAAGTTACAGACACATATATTATTCGTGAATTTAATGAAAATATAGATCCAATTGAATTAATGTGGCATCGTGATAATGAACACCGCACAGTAGAAATATTAGGAGAAACAGATTGGAAAATTCAATTAGACAACCAGTTACCAACTTCAATGAACGAATCTATTTCTATACCTAAACATATGTATCATAGATTGATTAAGGGTACTGGAAATTTAAAGTTAAAAATTCATAAATCTTAATTAATTTATATATATTTATAATAAAAATACCTTATAATGGAAAACATTCAACTTAGACAACTTATTAAAGAATCAATTCAAGAATATATTCGTGAAGTAGAAGCATCAGGAAACATTGCAGCTCAAGAAGCTAAAATTAGAGCATGTGAAGAAGCTATTGCACTTCGTGAAAAGAAAGCTAACATGGAAGGTTTAGATGAAGCTTATCATGATATGATGGATAGTACTAAAATCAATGAGCTTAAAAAAGAAATTAAAGAACTTCAAAAATATAAAGCTAAAGCTGAAAAAGTATTAGATAAAATGAAGACTAAAGCTGAAGGTAAAATGTCTGCTAAATCAACTGAAGATGAAGGTATGATGGATGAAGTAATTGACGAAGTTACTATTGATCCACCTGCTGGAGCTCAACTAGAAGAAGATTCTTTAAATGAAGAACAAGTACTTCATATGCAAAAACTAGCAGGTATCATCTCAGAAACTGAATATAAAGCTAAAGTTGAAGAAGCTAAAAAGAAAATGACAGCTGCTCAAAAAGAGAAGAAAGAAGATATCGTTAAAGGTATGAAGAAATCTAAGAGCTTCGGTAAATCAAAAGATGAAAAATCTAAAATGTATGCTACGGCTACTAAATTAGCTACTAAGAAAAATAAAAGCTTAAAAGAAGAAGTACAAGCGTTATTTGAAGATGATTTAAATGAAGTAGATGAAAGTATTTTAGGTGGTATAGCTAAGAATTTATATTTATATCTTAGTAAAATGAAACCTAATAATCCATTAGATATAAATGGTTCTCCTTTAAAAAATGTTAAAGGTGATCCTATTACATCTAATAAAAAAGTTACAATGACCTATCAGAATCCAGAATTAGGAAAGAAAGGTTTAGCAAAAGATCTTGGTACAATTGCTCAAGGAGGTGTCATTCAAAGTCGTCCAGAAGTTACAATAAATTATTATTCAAATATAATTTTTGTTGGGGGGTTTGTAAAAAAAGAAGAAGCTGAAGCTGCTTTAAAATATATATTAGATAAATACCCAAATCAACTTAAAGGATTAAGAGGAGAACCAAAAGTAGTAGCTAATAAAATGGATTATGAATGGGCTAAAAATTATGCACCAAAATATAGTTTTGAGTTAGCATTAAAAGATGATAAAGAAATAGCAAAAACACAAAGTGCTAAACCAACTGCCTAAAATCCAAAATAATATACTTATAAAAAAATAAAAAATAAAATATTAGGCCTCCTCGGAGGCCTTTTTTATATTAATGTAAAACAAAGGTTATGAATATATTTTACATCAATGAAGATCCAATCATCGCAGCACAAGAGCTAGCAGATGATCACATCCGCAAAATGCAAATTGAAAGTGCACAAATGTGTTGTACTGCACATTGGGAAACAAATTCTGAAGCACCATATAAACGTGCTCATAAAAATCACCCATCAACAAAATGGGTTAGAGAATCAATTCAACACTACAGATGGCTTATATCTCATGGTTTAGAAATTTGTAATGAATTTACTAAACGCTATGGTAAACCCCATAAAACACAAACTGTACTTGAATGGTGTAGAGACAATGAACCTAATCTACCAGACAATGGTTTTACACCTCCACCACAATGTATGCCTGAGGAATTTAAAATGGAGAATACAATAGAGGCATATAAAAATTTCTATATTAAAGATAAAGTAGGTATTAAAAAATTAGATTGGAAAAAATTAAATAATAAACCGATTTGGGTCCTATAAATATTTATCATAAAATATTATGGCTAAATCTAAAAAAGTTACCAAAAAAGCTACCCCTAAAAAAGCTTCTAAAAGTAAAGTAGTTAATAAAATTAAACCAAAAGATAAAAGATTTTTTGGTTGGACACCTGATACCCCAGACCATCGTGACTTAATGTTTTCTCTTCCTAAGAAGATGAAAAAACTACCTGCTAAGGTAGATTTAAGAAAAAACGATTTACCTATATTTGATCAAGGTGCTTTAGGTAGTTGTACAGCTAACGCTATATCTACAGCATTTGCTTTTAGTGTATTTAAACAACAAGAAGAAGAATTTTATGTTCCTTCACGTTTATTTATCTATTATAACGAACGTTTAATGGAAGGTACTGTTGATAGAGATAGTGGTGCCATGTTAAGAGATGGTATTAAGTCAATTAATAAAGTAGGAGTATGTACTGAAGATAGCTGGCCATATGTTATATCTAAATTCAAAAATAAGCCCACAGACAGTTGCTATAAAGAAGCATCAGATAATAAAGCCGTAAAATATGAACGTTTAAATCGCTCGTTATATGATTTTAAATCATGTTTAGCTTCAGGATTTCCGTTTGTTGGTGGTTTTGCAGTATATGAAAGTTTTCAATCTCGTGAAGTAGCTAAAACAGGTAAAATGCCTATGCCTGATAAAGAAGAAAGAATGTTGGGTGGCCATGCAATAATTGTGATGGGCTATGATGATGAAATGGAATGCTTTATTGTGCAAAATTCATGGGGAACTAAATGGGGTGATAAAGGATATTTTTATATGCCTTATGAATACTTAACTAATAGACAATTATCAGACGACTTTTGGGTAGTTCAAAAGGTTTCTTAATATTTATAATAAACAATTAAAAACAAAACAATATGATAGACGTAAAATCATGGCTCCAATCGAAAACGATTTGGTCAGTGCTCGTAACTCTTTCTCCTCTCTTAACCAGACTTTTAGGTTTTGATTTAGGTGCAACATTAGATGATGTATTAACTATTGCTGGTGCTGTTGGTGCAATTTATTTCCGCATCGCTGCTACTGAAAAATTAAAAGTAAAATAATTAATTTGAAGCCCACCTCATACGTGGGCTTCTTTAAACAAAATTTATATGAAAAAATTATGGTTTATATTAGGGTTGTTACTAATAGCAAGTATTTGCTCAGCCCAAACGTTTTCTCCAAATGTTGTAGTTAACGGTCTCAAAACAAACAATAACTTAAAATTAGGTAGTAATTGGAATACTGGCATAGATGTATCATTTCCTATGACAATGAGAACACCTGCATTACAATTAACTTTTACTCAACTTGAAAAATCTACTGATGGTAGTTGGAGATTGACTACACCTATTTACGTAGGTTATAGTTATATTTATTCTTACGCTAGAGGTGTTATTCATCAGGATAGCTCTTTAACAGTTGAAAACCATTTCTTTTTTGGTGGTGGTTTTAACTTTGGAGTTATGCCTAATGAAACAGGAGCATTAGTAGGCTCATTACCTATTGGTGCCGTTGTTGGATATTCTAGATATGGTGCTTTTGGAGGTATTGATGTACTATCAGGTAAACCTCTTATAGGTATATCTGTTAATTTACTTAATGTACCTATTTTACAAAGTACAACTAGATTTACACTTAAATAATTTATAGATCCTAGAAGTACTTATTTTTACAACAAAATACTATTAATGAAACTAATAGATATATTAAAAGAACTCAATCTATCAAGACATTATAAAGATAGAAAAAAAGAAAGAGTAGATAATATTCTTGATTTATATGTTTCTAAAAATGCGTTAGGCAATTTTACTTTAGACCAAGTTAAAGAACCTCTAATCAAATATATCCAGAATATTCTATATAAAAAACTTTCTGATTTAGAAAATAAAGACACTGTACCTTTATCTGAAACGTATAGAGTAGGATATAAGTTTTTTATTCCTGTTATTGAAACTGGAGGCAGAAAATATTCGATTACTCTTACTACATTAGAAGGAACAGGTACATACTATTACGTTATAGTAAAAGAAAATTCATTAGTTAGTGTGATTATCTCTGATGCTGAAGATTTTGGAAAAGAAGTAAGAGAACATTCTAAAAGAAAATACGGAGACGAACCAGTTAAAATTTTAGAATTTCCCGAAGCCTTATATCCTATTGATTTAAATAAAGTAATGGGTATTGAAGATCCTAAAAAAGAAAAACCATCAACAGAAAATATATCGTATACTATAAGAACTGATTATAGAAAAGGAGCTGAGTTTGAACATGAAAAATTTGGTAAAGGTAAAATAATAAATACATCTACTGGAGTTGGTGGTAAAGGTGATGCTAATGGTAAATTAGATTGGATTGATGTTGATTTTGGAAAACCATTTGTATCTGGAGGAAAATTACAAACTGTGCGAAGAATACCTAATATTTATACTAAAACATATTTTGATTATCCATTTGAATAATTAAATATAATATTATAGATCGATTCATAGCCGGTCGTTTTAATTAAAAACTATGGAGCTGTGGCCCACCTTTTAAAAAAGTGGGCCACTTTTATTTTGGCTTACGGGAAAAAATTAAATATATTTAAATATAAGATAAAAAACATGGATAAAAAAATTGTAATTGTTGGAGCAGGAGTAGCAGGTATCAACACGGCTACTAAATTGGTTGATAATGGATACCCAGGTGAACTTATTACCATTATAGATAAAGGAAACGATCCACATAATCGTTTACCTGAAGAAGTAATGACAGGTATGTTAGGTGCTGGAGGTTGGAGTGATGGTAAATTAACTTACCACACAGCAATTGGAGGTGTGTTAAGTAAGTATTGTGGTGAGGATAAAGCAATGGAATTAATGGATCAAGTTATTAGTAACTTTAGACGTTTTCATCCTAAACCAGAAGAAATATTTTGTTCTGATCCACAAGAAGAACCTGAATTTATTAAACCATACTTTGGTTTACGTTTATTTCCTGTATGGCATATTGGTTCAAACTATTTACATGAAATTGCTAAAACATGGTATCAATATTTGGTTGATAAGGGTGTTAAATTTGTTTGGGAAACTGAAGTCAAAGATATTGATTTTGAAACAGGAGAAGTGATATTAGAAGATTAATATTTATATTAAAATATAATCATGAAAAAACAAGAATTAAAACATATAATTAAAGAGATATTAATAAATGAATTAGATATTTCTAAATATATTAGTTTTTGGGTAGATACTAAAACATTAAAAAAACAAAAAGATTTTCCTGAAGCTATATTTTTATATCTTAAAAAAGAAGGATACATTAATAAAGGAGAAATATATAGAGTTCTAACTTTAGATCCTTTAGTTGTTATTATAAAACAAAATACAGAATATATTGATTTAGATAAATTTTTAGAAGATAATCAAAATATAAAATCATATAGTGATTTATATAGTACTTATCAAGATGAAAAAGAAGTTATAGCCCGTTTAGATAAAAATTTTTCTTTTGAAGACATACACTACGCTAGCTCATCAGGTATGAATATGAATATATTTTTAAAAAATTTAGATAAAAATAAGTTAAAAAATGATATTTTAAAAAAAGATCAAGGTAAATTATTATCTTTTACTAAAGATAGAGAAGCAGCTAATTATATTTTTTATACTGCTATCAATCATTTAGAAGAAGATGAAGAAGGTGAAGATTAATATTCATATTAAAACCCAATTATGATAAAAATATGAGAAAAATTAAATTTGATACATGCATAGTAGGTACAGGTAAAGCAGGAATAGATTTCTCAGCTAAATTAGCTCAAAAGTACAATTTACCTACTGAAGTCAAGTCAACCCAGATTGGAGTGAGATTTGAAAGCCCACAAAAATATTTCCAAAAATTAATTGATGTAAGTTACGATTTTAAATTATATAAGAAATTTGATAATGTATCATTACGTTCGTTTTGTACAAACAATAACGCAGCATATGTTGCTGTTGAAGAAACATATGGTGATGTTACTTACAATGGTCATGCTAAAAAAGGTGAACAATATCGTAATGATATGACCAACTTTGGTATTCTAATGGAAATTAAAGGCATTGAAAATCCATTTGAATGGTCACGTGACTTAGTAAATAAATTACAAATTAGACCTAATAATACTGGTTTATACTATTCACCTAATGGTACCCGCACTCCATCAAATACATCTGAAGGAACACTTATTAATACAGCCCAAATTGATGAAATTGGATTAAGAGATGTAGATAAAGCATTTCAGGGATATTGGTTTTATATTGAAAACTTTATCAACCAAATGAACGAAGTATTTGAATTTGGTGATGATTGGGGTATATATATTCCTGAAGTAAAGTATTTAAGTCCTGAACCATTAGTTGATTATACTAACTTAGCGTTAAATGACTATCCAAATGTACATTTTGTAGGAGATGCTTTAAGTGCACGTGGTATTACAGTTAGTGGCGCACAAGGAATTTATGTAGCTGAATATTTACTTTCCTAAAATTTAATCATATTTATAACAAAATATTACTTAATGGGAAACTTAGTAAATACACTTAGACAACTTATTAGAGAAGAAATTGCACTTACTGAAGATCGTCTTGGTAAAGGATTAGTTATTGCTGATCCTGAAAAAGCAGCTAAACTTAAAAGATTATACCCAGCAGATTATTGGGTAGTTAAAATTATCACCGCTATTGAAGGTGCAACTGATAGAGATATTACTCGTTTAGGTTATAAGGATCCTAAAACAGGTCAATTTATTGATGGTCTTAAACAGATCTTAAATATGAAACCTGAACGTATCAACCCAGAATTAAGAGAACTTATCAAAAGTGGTGTTATTGTAGATAAAGCAGAAACCGCTATACCTAAAAAAGAAAAACCTGAAACAACTGGTAAGAAAGGTAGAAAAGCAAGTGACACAAGTAAAGAAGGAGTTGTAAGATTATTAGCACAACGTTGGATTGCTAATCCAGAATATGTACCATCTGAAGCAGAAATTACTTATGTTATACCTAAAAGTGGTGGACAAACAGAAATGTTTACTGCTGATCAAGTAGCTAAATTAAAAGCTAAAGCTTTAGGTTTATCTAAACGTGGTCGAAAACCAAGTGGTGAAGATGCTTTAACTCAAAGAGTAAATAACGCATTAAGTGAAGAACCGCTTCATGAAGTGTATCGAAGATTACAAAAAATCAAATAAATAAGAGGCTCGGATTACCGAGCCTTTTTTCTTATATTTACTAAAAAATAAAAGTTATGATACACGATGATCTTTCCAGAATTGGAAAACAATTAATGTTTAGTGAACCATTTTATGGTGTGTTTTTATCAACACTAAATAAAGTAATTAGAAAAGACGTTCCAACTGCTGGAGTATGTAAGAATGGAATCAATTACCAATTAGCAGTAAATGAAGAATTTTGGAACAGTTTAAATACTGATAAGAAAAAAATTGGGTTATTTAAACATGAACTACTTCATATCTGTTTTGGTCACTTAACATTTAAAGATGATTTTCCAGATCATGAGTTAGCAAATGTTGCTATGGATATTGAAATTAATCAGTACTTAACACCTGATTACTATCCATCACCTGATATCTTATTACCAAGTTCATTCCCAGAACTTAACTTACCATTAAAGGCAGGTGCTAGAGAGTACTATAGACTATTACAAAAATCACTTGATGAAGGAACAAGTCCTGGATTATGTGAGTTAATGGATAGTTTAAGAGGTGATGGTAAAGGATTACATCCAACATGGAAAGAATTTGATGATTTGAGTGATGCAGATAAGAAATTAGCTGAAGCACAATTAAAACATCAAATAAAACAAGTTTTAGAATCATCTAAAGATATGGGTTTTGTACCATCTGAACTTAAATCATATATTGATGAATTACTTAAAGTTACACCTCCATCATATGATTGGAAAGGATATTTTAGACGATTTTTTGGTTCATCAAGTAAAGTATATACTAAAAAAACAAGACGTAAATACAATAAACGATTTCCATCTAATCCAGCTTTAAAAATTAAACCTAAAAAACACGTACTAGTAGGAATTGATACATCAGGTTCAGTTAGTGATAGTGATATATTAGAATTTTTTAATGAAATCAATCATATGCATAAAACAGGTGTTGCTATTACTATAGCAGAAGGAGATGCTCATGTACATAATGTCTATGAATATGATGGTAGAGTACCTGAAACTGTAACTGGTAGAGGAGGCACAGATATGAATCCATTTGTAAAATATTTTAATGAAAATAGACAATACAATAGTTTGATTGTATTAACAGACGGATACATTCCTGAAAAATCAACTACTACTTTTAAACCTATGTTAATGGTATTATCATCAAATGGAGCAGATGTAGAATCAGTTAAAAAATTAAGTTGGGGAAATATTATCAAAATCCAATAGTTAGGGCTCCAGGATCCTTAAACATATATTTACTCTAAATAAAAAATAAAAGTTATGGCTAAAGCAAAAACATCATCAAAATCAACAACACAACGTGTTTCATTAAACATTAATGAAGCAAAAGATTTCTTACGTCACATTGTTAACAACAATCGTTACTTACAAGACAACAATAAACCACCAGTAGCTGTTGAAATCGTAGGTGACTCAGGTATTGGTAAAACATCATCTATTGTTCAATTAAAAGATGAATTAGGATTTAATTTTGTTAAATTGAATCTTGCCCAAATTGAAGAATTAGGTGACTTAGTTGGTTTTCCAATTCGTCAGTTTGAAATGGAAAATCAAAATACAACTCAAAAAGGATGGGTTGATGAACACGCAGTAGAAGACTTTCACAAGAAAGGATGGATGACTACTGGTCGTAATCGAATGAGTTATTGTCCACCTGAATGGATTTCAGGTAAGGATCAAGGTGGAGTATTATTGTTAGATGATTGGAATCGCGCTGACATTAGGTTTATTCAAGCTGTAATGGAGCTAATTGATCGTCAAGAATATATTAGTTGGAAGTTGCCTAAAGATTGGCATATTATATTAACAAGTAATCCTGACAACGGAGAATATTTAGTTAACAGTATAGACAACGCTCAACGCACTCGATTTATTACAGTTGACTTAAAATTTGACATTAAATGTTGGAGCGTGTGGGCTGAAGAGAATCAGATTGATGGCCGATGTATTAACTTCTTATTAAAACATCCAGAACTAGTATCAACAAATACTAACTCAAGAAGTATTACAACATTTTTTAATGCTATTTCATCAATTAAATCATTTGAATCTAGTTTAGGTTTAATACAAATGATTGGAGAAGGATCAGTTGGATCTGAATTCACAACATTATTCACAATGTTTATTAATAACAAATTAGATAAGATGATTTCACCTGAAGATATCTTATTCCATGAAAATGAGGAATATGTTTTGAATACACTTAAAGGAATTATTGGTAAAGGTGATAAGTATAGAGCAGATTTAGCCTCGATCTTATCAACACGTCTTACTAACTATAGTTTGTTTTACGCTAAAACTACTAAGATTGAAAAAGGAATGATTGACCGTTTAGCATTCTTAATGAATGAAGATTTATTTGCGGTTGATTTAAAATATAGTATGGTTAAATCAATATATAATGGTAACTCAACAGCATTTAAATCATTAATGTTAAATAAAACACTTCTAAAATTCTTAACTAAATAATTATGTACAGACAAATAAATCCAGCTAATTGGGGTGGTAGAAAATATAGTGTTCATTATACATCTGCCGCCGGATTTCTTAATGAAGAAATCATAAAAAAGTATAAACAACTGTGTGAGAAAAGTAAAGATAATAAAATTAAAAACAACTCAGTAATATACCAATCTCCATTATCAAATTATCCATCATATAAATTAAAAAATTATATTCAAGAAAATAAATTGAATATTACTAAAGCTAGAAAATGGGGTAAAATAGATACTATTATTATTGATAAAGATTTTTTAAATTATCTTGAAAAAGAAAAAAATGAAAAATATACAATTATTCCCGCTAAAGAAATATTAAAGGATAAGAATAAATATTTTGATAAAGAGGATTGGGGATATAATAACTCTAACGGATACTCAGATGCTTTATTTTTCTATACTGATACTCAAAATATTAAACAATATTCTAGTACTTTTTCTCAATTTGAAAAATATCCTCAAATAGAAGGATTTCCAATTAGAAGAGATCATGGACATAAAAACATATGTGATAACATAGAATTTATAACTGAACTATTTGATAATATAGAAAAGTATAATTTACATGTTGTTCTTGACTCATCTATAGATAAAGAAATAAATAAAGACACAGTTATTGACTTAGACATATATGAGACATTGTACACTATGTTAAATAGTACTGATGAAGGTAACACTAAAATAGCTAGAGAAATTATAGCAAATTGTGAATATGATCAGTCTAGACCATATATTTTATTTTTAGCTAGTATATTTGAAAAACTATTAATCAAATCAGATAACAAAAATTATCACGCTGTTCATAAACGTTTAAATAAAGAACGAGCATATTTTGATAGCTGGGGTTATAGAACAACTGGCTATGGACATTTTGAGGTGATACAACATATTCTAAGAAAATGCCCCGAATATAAGTCAATATTTTGTTCATGTGCTAAATTACACTTAAATACTTTATATAAATCAGAAGTAATTAAAGAGATAGTACCTTTCTAATATTTATAACAAAATATTTAAATGGCCAAAATTGTACTATTAAGTTGTACTAAGTCCAAATTGGATCATAGGGCTCCCGCACAGGAGCTCTACTCCGCTTCTCCTATGTTTAGAAAAACATTAGAATACGGTAAATCACTCCATCCAGACAAGATGTTCATCTTATCCGCTAAACACCATTTAGTTCCTTTAAACAAAGAACTAGACCCTTATGACAAAACACTTAAGGAAATGCCTAAAGATGAAAAGGAAAAATGGGGTGAAGAAACAATTAAACAAATGAAGTCACATGGCCTTAACTTAAACAAAGATAAGTTTATATTTTTAACTGGTAGTGAGTATTCAAAACCATTCAAGGAGTACATTCCTGAAGAAAATTTGGAAACTCCAATGGAAGGTCGTAGATTAGGTGAACGACTTAAATGGTTAAACAGTCAAATTGGTAAACTTAATGAAATATTTAAACGCGTAAAAAACTTAATCAATGAGTGCTTATCTAAATAATTTAATTGAATCATATCTAAATGATATGGCTGATTACGACACTGATAGTAACTTAACATTAGCTGAATCAGTTTTAAAACCAGTTAAACAACTTTTAACTGAAGGTAAAAAAGATCAAGAAGAAATTTTATTAGAAGCTTATCGTAAAGCTACTCCTAAACAAAAAGACATTTTAGAAGATTTTCTTCTTTACGTAAAAGAAGGAGAATTCTAATTGAATGGCTACTACAAGAATACCATTTACATGGGGAAATGCTAACTTTGCTTGGGACACAAACCCATTTCCTAATCAAAGTAAGAATCCATTTACTTGGGATGATGTAGCGTTAATTATAACAGTTCTTGAAGGATTAGGTGGAGGTGGTACTCCTGAAGATCAATTTAAGGATAAGAAAAAACGTAAACAATTCATTACTCTTATAATGAAATGTGAGGCGATGGATAAAGAATATAAAGAAACCAAAGAAGTCGTGGATCGTCAAATACGTATAACAGACATAGCTTTAGTAGCTAAAGAAGTATTGGGCATAAATATTAAAATAGATTTATAATGTATACGTTATTCACTGATAAAACTGAACTTTTTGAATGTAATATAAAATTAGAAGGAGCATCACTTAAAAATAGTCAAGCTCGTCTAATAATTGAATCAGAAGACATCAATCTTTTATTTAAAGGACAAATTACCACAGATGGTAAATGTATTATTCCAATTAAAAAATTAAAAGGTTTATTAGAAGGTAACACAAAAGGTGAAATAAAACTTGAAGTTATAGCAGACGATACATACTTTACCCCATGGAAATCTGAATTTGTAGTTGAAGCATCTAAAAAATTAACTGTTGAAGTTAAATCACAAGACGTAGATCTTATAATTGAAAGTGCTCCAAAAGTTCAAGTTAGTGGAATAAAAGAAGCACAACAAAGCTTGGCTGATCCAATAACAGAACATATATTAAAACTAGTTAAATTATTAATTAAGGAAGATGTTAATTTAAATAATTTAAGTATTAAAAAGGATAAAGTAAACAATATTATAGCAACTTATACTAAAGAAAATCCTATTCAAGAAACTCAATTACCGAAAATTATAAACGGAATACTTGATAAGTTGCCTAAAACTAAATAATAAGTTATGTCAGGGATTTATGATCTTACAGGCAAAAATATAGAAAATACATATCAGCGAGTTTTACAAACTCCTGATGGTACTACATTCTATGATGGTACAGGATCATTAGTCACTTTACCTAGTGCCAACACAGCTTCACTTTTAACAACTGCATCCGCTACAGGAAACACAATCACGTTTACTAAAGGTGACGGTAGTACTTTTCCAGTTACAGTAACAGGAGGAATAGGTAATACTGCAACTGGATCTTATGGATCATTTTATAGTACAGTTACTCAAACTAACGTAGCAGGTACTGCTCGTTCAATGTCACTAAATGTGACTGACATTACAAATGGAGTATCTATCTCTGGATCAACAAATCCATTTAACACATATATT